ATCAGCAGGACCTGTAACGGTAACGGCATGATTAAAAAAATTAAAAATTTTATTTGTAATCTATTTGGTATTAAACAATGTGCGTGTCCAGAGGATATGGATGAACATGCAGAATTATATTTAAAAACACCAGAACCAGATGTACCTGTTTACACAGAAAACCCAATCGATAAACCAAAACACTGTTCAGGACACACTAGATTTAGAAAATCCTGTCCTCGTTGTCAGGAGATAGTAGCATAATGGCAGGATTAAGTGCATCAGGATTAAAAACTCAAATTAGAAGTTATACTGAAACAGACTCAAATGTTTTAACAGATGCTGTTTTAGAGAATATAATCTTAAATGCACAGTACAGAATTTTTAGAGATGTGCCTATTGATGCAGATAGAAAACAACAACTAGGTAATTTTGTTGCTGGTCAGGAATCCATTAACTGTCCTGCAGGAGCTGTATTTATAAGAGGTATACAGGTTTATGATACAAACGGATCAGCTATCACAGGAGCTAACAGATGGTTAGAAAAGAAGGATGTAACGTATCTTCAAGAGTATCAGGATGTAACCGGAACCTCCGCTGCTCAAGGTCAACCTAAATATTATGCTATGTTTGGTGGCGCTACAGGTGAAGCAGATACTAACTCGGGTAGAATATTTGTAGCTCCTACACCAAATACTACATATAGATTTAGAGTTCATTTTAATAAAATGCCAGATCTTTTAGAAGATAATGATACTAATTATATCAGTCTTAATTTTCCAAATGGGCTATTATATTGTTGTCTTTCAGAGGCATATGGCTTTTTAAAAGGTCCGGTAGATATGTTGACATTATATGAAAATAAATATAAACAAGAGGTACAGAAGTTTGCTAACGAGCAAGTTGGTAGAAGACGAAGAGACGACTACACTGATGGCGCTGTTCGTATACCGGTAACCTCAGCAAACCCGTAGGAGAATAATTATGGCAATATCATCAGCAATATGTTCAAGTTTCAAACAAGAACTTTTACAAGGTAAACACAGTTTCGAATCCTCTGGTGGACACACTTTTAAGATTGCTTTATACACAAGTTCAGCATCTCTAGGTGCAGCTACAACTGACTATTCAACAACAAACGAGATATCAAACACATCTGGATCTGCATACTCTGCAGGTGGTGCAACTTTAACTAACACTGGAGTTGGATTAACTAGCACAACTGCATTTACAGATTTTAGTGATGTTACTTTCTCATCTGCTTCTTTTACTGCAAATGGTGCATTAATATATAATACAACAACAGATGGTGGGTCAGGGACAACTGATGCCGTTTGTGTTATTGCATTTGGTGGTGACAAGACAGCTAGTAACGGAACTTTTAAAATAGAATTTCCTACAAACGATTCTTCTTCAGCAATAATCAGATTAGCATAGGGGGTCGACCATGTCGACGACTTCAGGATGGGGGCGATTCACCTGGGGACAGGCGTATTGGAACGCAGACACAACTTTAAAAACAGGTTGGGGTGCACAAGCCTGGAACGATGGTGAATGGGGCGAACTCAAAGACGCAACAATATTTCCAACAGGTTTATCCATCACATCTAGCATTGGTTCGGTTGATATCCCTGACGTTATACTTACACCAACAGGACAATCAGTTACATCCTCGCAGGGAGAGGCTTTTGTTCCTGTCACCATAGACGACACATTATCCATCACATCATCTGTTGGTTCAGTATCTGTAGTTGATATGCAGATTGGATTGACAGGTCAATCTGTAACTTCTTCTATTGGTTCTTTAACAGTCAATGATTTAACAGTTGGTTTGACAGGTCAGGAATTTACCGCAAGCCAGGGAACAGCAAAAGCACCAAACGAGACAGCGATATTATCTGGTCTATCGATCACATCAGAACAGGGAACTGCATCAGGTATATCTTCGCAGGAAGCAGAATTAACAGGGTTATCTTTCAGCGCTAGTGTTGGTAGTGTTACGATACCAAACGATGTGGTTCAGCCATCTGGATTAGAAGCCACATTTGCTCAAGGAACCATCATAGGACTAGGAAGTGCCATAGCTCAACCGTCAAGTCTAAGTATGACGTCTAGTGTTGGCTCTCTGACAGTCGAAGAAGGGCTGGGATTAACAGGTCAATCTTTTAATGCTAATGTTGGATCTATATCACTGATTGATATTACCATTGGATTAGATGGTTTCTCAATAACGTCCAGTGTGGGAGCTGTAGATATCTTCGCATATGGTGATGTTGACACTGGTTCAAATACATCATATAGTAATGTCTCGACAGGTTCGAATGGTACATATTCGGATGTTGCAACTGGATCAAATACAAGTTATAGTGACGCTGCATAGGAGATAATTTATGGCATCAACATTTACACCTTTAGGGGTAGAACTTCAAGCAACTGGTGAAAACGCCGGTACATGGGGAACAAAGACTAATACCAATTTACAATTAGTAGAACAATTAGCTGGTGGATTTACACAACAAGCTGTATCTGATTCTGGAGATACAGATCTTTCAGTATCTGATGGATCAACTGGTGCAACTCTTGCACACAGAGTTATAGAATTTACAGGAACAATATCAGCATCAAGAAATGTCACGATACCTCTAGATGTACAACAACTTTATCTATTAAAAAACTCAACATCTGGATCTCAAAACGTTGTATTTAAATATGTTTCTGGATCAGGTACTTCTGCTACAATAGCAAATGGTAAAACAATATTAGCTTTTGCAAGAGCGGATGATGGAACAAATCCAAACATAACTGCAGTAGAATTTGGTGGAGATGTTGTTGATGATACATCACCTCAATTAGGTGGAGATTTAGATACCAATAGTTTTAATATAGCATTTGATGATGCGCATGGGATAAACGATGAGAACGGAAACGAACAGATAATATTTCAAACTACAGCTTCTGCAGTAAACCAGATTGATATAACGAATGCTGCGACAGGTAATGCACCATCAATTACAGCAACAGGTGGTGATTCTAACGTAACTTTAAAAGTTGGTCCAAAAGGAACAGGATTTTTAGAAGTTCTTGGTGCAACAAATCCAGGCACAGTGCAGCTTAATTGTGAATCCAATAGCCACGGTATTAAACTTCAATCACCTCCACATAGCTCTGGACAGAGCTATACACTAAAATTTCCCACTGGAAATGTTACAGCAGATAGATTTTTAAAAGTAGAGAGTGTTTCAGGCTCTGGATCCACTGGAGTTGGACAGTTGTCCTTTGCTGAAAGTAGTGGTATATCAATGGGAAAAGCTATTGCAGCAGCGATAGTTTTCGGTTAAAAGGAGCATAGGAGAATAAAAAATGGCAGCACCAAATATAGTAAATGTCACAACGATTAACGGTAAATCAGCAGTAGCTGATTTAAGCACAACTTTAACAACAACTTTATTAACAGCAGCATCAGATCAGGTTAATAAAATTAATTTAATCAGAGTCACAAATGTGACAGACAACGATGCAACAACTACAATTGATTCAGAGGTTGGTGGCACTCACAAAAAACTAGCTGATGAACTTACAGTTCCAGCTCACGCTTCAGTTGATGTAATAGATAAAAATTCTTCTTTCTATTTACAAGAGACTGATCTTATTAGAGGCGGAGCATCAGCAGCATCAACATTAGAAGTCACGATATCATACGAACTGATAGACGACGCATAGGAGGACTAACCGATGTCGGAAAGTTATCCTAGACGAGACCAAGCCAGGGGGATTTGGAAGATCAATGACATTACTAAAAATATAAAAGGTGATGGAACTTATCCTCAAGGTTCTACTAGAGGATTATTTAATATTGGATCAAGTAACTCTACTGCAGTTGAACAAATAACTGTAGAAACCACAGGTAATTCAACTGACTTTGGAGATTTAACTGCTGGAAGAAACATGAATGCTGGTCTAGGAAGTTTTATTAGAAGTGTTTTTTTAGGTGGTGCTAATCCAGGTGTAACAAATTTTATAGATTATATTCATTTTGTTAATCAAGGTAATTATGCAGATTTTGGAGATTTAACTGTTTCAAGAAGATTATTGGGTTCTGCAGGAAATAGAGTAGTAGGTTTAGTAGCAGGAGGTGTTCCTAATACAAATGTTATTGATTTTATAACTTATGCTACTTTAGGTAACGCAACAGATTTTGGAGATTTAACTGCATCTCAAGCAGGACTTCAAAACTCACAGGTAAATTCTGAAACTAGAGGATTATTTGCAGGGTTTAATACTTCTCCTGCAAATTCTAATCAAATTGATTTTGTAGAATTTTCTACTAAAGCTAATGCTGTTGATTTTGGAGATTTAACTGTTGCAACAAGTCAACCAGGAGGAGCGTGTTCTTCTACAAGAGGTATATTTGCAGGTGGTATATCTCCTGTTGGTAATGTAATAAATTCTGTTGAAATAGGAAGTAAAAGCAATGCATCAGATTTTGGAGATTTTACGGCTCAAAATCAACATCCAAACGGAATGAGTAGTAAAGTAAGAGGAGTATTTGCAGGTGGTAATCCTGGAAGCGCGGTTATTGAATTTGTTACAATTGCACATGCTGGTAACGCTACAGATTTTGGAGATTGCACTGCTTGCTCTCAAAGTAGTGGTAATGCAAACAATCATGGTGGCTTACAAGAATTTAATCCAAGATCTCCTGAACTTTATTCACCAACAGGTAGACCTTTATCGGGAGATATTTCTGTTATTGCTGGAGGGACTTCTCCTTCAAATATGGATAGAATTGGTTTTCTACAAATATCATCATTAGGTAATTTAGAAGATTTTGGATCATTATCACGAGCAGGGGGAGTGGTTTCATTATCAAGTGCTACTAGATCAGTCATAGCTGGTTATGAATTAAGCCCTGCTTTAAATGAAATAAATTATGTAGAATTTTCTACAAAAGGAAACTCAGCTGATTTTGGTAATTTAACTAGAAGTGAATTTGGTTTAACTCCAGCTTCTAATTCAACTAGAGGATTATTTCAAGGAGGATGCACTCCATCAAGAAGTAATGTTGTTGATTATGTTACTATCGCTAGCGTCGGTAATGCAACGGACTTTGGAGATTTAACGGAAACAGTTTGTGCAGGAGCAGGTGCAGCAAGTTCAACAAGAGCAATTCGTGCAGGAGGTTCTACACCTTCAAATTCAAATGTTATGGACTATGCTACAATAGGTTCTACTGGTAATTACACAGATTTTGGAGATTTAAGCGCCGCTAGAAAAGCTGCTGCAGGTGTAAGTAACGGAACAAGAGGTGTTTTTGCAGGGGGAGAAGAACCTTCTATAGTAAACACTATGGAATATATAACCATAGCTTCGACAAGTAATACTACGGACTTTGGAAATTTGACCGTTGCAAGATCGGGTGCTGGTAGAGGAGATTCATCTAATGGAACTAGAGGATTATTTGTTGGAGGTGTAACACCTTCAGTTTCTAATGTTATTGATTATATTACAATAGCGTCTACGGGAGATGCTCAGGATTTTGGAGACCTCGATACTGCTTCTGGATATATGGCTGCCTCTTCAAACGGACATGGTGGACTTTCGTAAGATTCTATAGTATAAAACCCACAACATGATCATATACATGCTAAATTATAAAGGAGAAAAATATGTCATCTAAAGATCTAGTTATACAAAAACTATCAAACTCACCACTGGTTAAAAAAGAGTATAAACAGATGTTGACCAATATCAATAGAAGTTTACCTGCAATTAAACAATCAAGTTCTAATTTTTATAAATCACACTCACAGTTTATGGGAGTAATGTTGGATGTTACGGCGATCACACCTATTAGATCAGTCAAACACACACTAGCTGAACTGGATAAAACCAGAATGGCCTTAGAGGAGGCACAGCTTAAAATGATGAAGAAGGATATAGAGCTTCGTCAGAAAGAAAAACAGATGGCTGATGGGGACTACAAGGACGAATTTGAAAGAGAATTACTTGATACAGAGATCCTAGAGATCAAGGTAAATATGAATAACATACAGAATTCAGTATCCGGAGCTATCAGAAAAATGAACTTCTTTACTAATCAATACAAGAGTATCTTGAAGAAGCTGGGTAAAGATGATATCACAGAAGAGGAGTATGAAAAAGAAGAGTCAAGATATCATGTCATGACTTGTATGAAACAGGCTCTAAACGCTGCACGTGCTCGAGGTGGAGTGATAGATGAAGGAAACTTGATTTATCTCTTTGATATGGGTATAAATAGTGCTCAGGCACAAGCTGAAATCTATGCGTATTTAAAAATGGAAAATACGTTAATAGCAGAAGGCAAAGCGCCAACTCACGAAATGACCATGACCTGGTTAGAAGCGTGCGCTGATAAATTCTCAGGAGATGCAGAGAAATTTGCAGAGAGAAGAGGATTTAAGCTATACGATGAAGAGTCGCTTAATACTAAACTGTTAGATAATAAGGAGAAACCAAATGGCAAACAAGATAGTTAAATACAAACTTGAAGATAATGGAACAATTCCAACGTGGATAGATGACGGTGGATATTACCCTAATTCAGAGGAAGTTATGATAGGTGCAACGGTTGATGGTTCAAGTGAAGTAGGACTTGGTGAACTTGCAAGTGAGGCAGATGTAAAAACGTATTTAGATAGTTATACATCTACTTGGACTGAAGAGGATCCTACTAATCCAAATGAAACTGTACCATTCGATCAAACACAAGCAGCCACATACGTCTGGTCTAAAAAGATAGGTTAGTAAATGGCTAACTACCCGCAACTCGATAACGCATCAGGCGTTTGGAATCTGCGTGAAGTCTATGACGCGGTCATGGGTGGTTATTGGCCAAGTGCAAATGGAAAGGCATTATTCGGTGGCGGATCAAATCCAGATGCTAACTCAGATGACATTGACCAATTAAGTTTTATAACAGAGGGTAACGCTACAGCGTTTGGAAATCTATCTGGTTCAAGACAAGTTCCAACAGCCGTAGGATCTTTTACTAGAGGTATATGGGCAGGAGGTCTAGTTCCAAGTATAACAAATACTATCGAGTATGTGACTTTTATATCAGGAGGTAGTGTAGCTGATTTTGGTGATTTAACGTACAGTCCAAATTCACCAGCAGGTGCATCAAATTCTATAAGAGGTTTAGTGGGAGGAGGTGCCGATCCAAATAATACTAACACAATTAATTACATAACAATGGCTAGTGTTGGTAATGCAATAGATTTTGGAAATCTAACAGAATCAAGACACGCTTTAGGAGCGTGTTCTTCTGTAAGTAGAGCTGTTTTTGCAGGTGGAGAAAGTCCATCGCAATCAGCTACAATGGATTTTGTTGAGATAATGACAACAGGTAATGCCATAGATTTTGGAGATTTAACAGATGGAAGAAGAGGTGTATCAGGTACTTCATCTTCAACAAGAGGTGTTTTTGCTGGAGGCACAGACCCTTCTTTAAAAACATTAACAGAATTTATAACTATTGCATCTCAAGGTAATGCCACAGATTATGCAGATTTAACCACAGCTGCAAGAAATGTTGGTTTCACATCTAATTCAGTAAAAGCATATTCAATGGGAGGAATTACACCTAGTAATTCTGACGTAATAGAAAAAATAACAATTGCAACGGGTGGTACTTTTGTTGATGTTGGAAATTTAACATCTGCAAGAGGTTATGGTGCATCTTGTTCAAACGCCCACGGTGGTTTAAATGACGGGTATCAAGGAACAAGACCTTTACCAATTGGAGGCACAGGAAGAGGTATTGTGATGGGTGGTTATAATTCACCAGCAGCAAAAAACACAATCGAATTTTTTAATATAGCATCAACAGGTAATGCGGTTGATTTTGGAAATGCATCATTAGCAGCATCTTTTGGTTCAGCTAATTCATCTTCAACAAGAATGATTATGCAAGGTGGATATACTGACGCTCTTACTACAGAAACAGATACGATACAATATGTAGAAATGGCTTCACAAGGTAATGGAGCTGATTTTGGAAACCTATTATCCACTAGAGCTAATAGTGCATCAACAGGTTCATGTAGCACCACTAGAGGATTGAGTGAGGCTGGAGGAACAGGAGGCGGAGGTGTCGTAAATGAAATAGAATATATCACAATGGCTTCATTTGGTAACGGAACAGACTTTGGAGATTTGACTGTTGCAAGAGAGGTTCCTGCTGCTTGTAGTTCGTCAACAAGAGGAGTTTGTGGAGGAGGAGATACACCAAGTGCCTCAAATGTTATGGATTATGTAACTATTGCAAGCACAGGGAACTCTACTGATTTTGGAGATCTAACAGTTGCAAGATCAAGAAATGGTGCTTGTAGTTCATCAACAAGAGGTGTTTTTGCAGGAGGAGATCCTACATCAAACGTTATAGACTATATTACAATAGCTTCAACTGGTAATGCTACAGACTTTGGAGATTTACTTAATGGTCAAACGGGACCAAATGGAATGAGTAATAGTATAAGAGGTGTTTTTTGTGGAGGTAGAATATCACCTGCAAATATCAACGTAATACAATTTATAACTATCGCATCAACAGGTAACGCTCAAGACTTTGGAGATTTATCAGAAGTTAAGGAAGGAGCTATGACTGGTTCTGATTCACATGGAGGTCTACAAGGATAATGTCTAATCAAGGAAAAGTTTGGGATATTAGAGAAGCGTATAAACAGCAAAGAGCTAATGATTGGTCTTTAAATGAAGGTGCTGCTCTATGTATGTGGGGCGGTGGCAATACAGGTTCAACAACAAATATTATTGATAAAGTAAATCCTTTAACTACAGGAAATGCTACAGACTTTGGTGATTTAGTTGCAGCTCGTCAATACATGGGTGGCGCAGGAAATAAAGTAAAAGGTGTTTTTGGTGGAGGTGATGGTGCCTCAAATGTAATACAAACTTTTAATTTTCAAACAGAGGGTAATTGTTCTGACTTTGGTGATTTAACAACTGGAAGATTAGGGGTTGCAGGTTGTGGTAATGAAGTAATTTGTTTATTTGGTGGTGGAGATAATGCACCAAGTTATTACAATATTATAGATCAAATATCTTATGCCTCAACTGGTAATGCGGTAGACTTTGGAGACCTACAAGCTAATGAAAGTTTTATGGCAGCCTCTTCAAGCACAACGAGAGGTATATGGTTTGGTGGAAATGATGGTTCAACAGCTGAAGCTACTACTCATTTTGTTACTTTTGCATCAAGAGGTAATGCATCAGACTTTGGTGAAATGATTACAGCTAAAAATCAAAATACTGCAAGTTCAAATAATACAAAAGCTGTAATTACAAATGGGCAAGCAACTTTATCAAGTGGTTCTTATGAACAATGTATCATAGCAACAACAGGTAGTTTTACTAATTTTGGACAATTAACAGCTGGTAGATTTTTTGAACAAGGTGCAGGTAGTCAAACAAGAGGATTACATGGAGGTGGTGCTAATCCAAGTGTTTCTAATGTAATAGATTTTTGTAGTTTCGTAGCAGGATCAACTTTTACTGACTTTGGTGATCTTACTGCTGCAAGAAAATCTACATGTGGAATTGGTAATTCAGAAGGTGGTATGGGTGGTGCACAAGTACAAAGACCATCAGTAAACTATATGCCTGGATCAGGGAGAGGTTTAGTTCAAGGTGTTGGAGTGCCATTTAACACTAATGTTGATCTTATTCATATCCCTACTGCAGGTAATTCATCAGATTTTGGAGATACTACTTCAGCTAGAAATTATGCTGCGGGAGCTAGTTCTTTAACAAGAGGTATTGCAGGAGGGGGATCTAGTCCATCTGCTGTAAATGTAATTGATGTTACAGAAATGGCATCAAGAGGTACGTATTCTGATTTTGGAGATACATCAGTTACAAGAGCTAGATCTGCAGGAAATGTGTGTAGTCCAACAAGAGCATTATTTTCTGGAGGAGACACTCCTACAAAATCAGATGTAATTGATTACATTACTATGGCGTCTGTTGGTAACGCTACGGATTTTGGAAACTTAACAGTAGCAAGATCAGATGCAGCTGGAGGTTTATCTAGTTCAGTGAGAGGAGTCGTAGGAGGAGGTGCAACTCCAAGCACTACAGAATCAAACATAATCGATTACGTAACGATTGCTTCAACAGGAAACTCTACAGATTTTGGTGACTTGTCTGCTGGTAGAACTTATTTAAATGGAGTATCCTCTTCTACAAGAGGGGTATTTGGTTCAGGAATAACCACGCCATCTTCTCCTTACGGAGGGGCAATACTTGATTACATAACAATAGCATCAACAGGTAATGCCACTGATTTTGGTGATCCTAGTCAAAATAGATACGGCGCTGCAGGAATGAGTAATTCAATTAGAGGTGTATTTGCGGGAGGTAGATTAGCTCCAAACAACTATAACACTATAGACTTTATAACAATTGCTTCAACAGGAAATGCTGCAGACTTTGGAGATTTATCAAATACAGGTGAATGTTTATGTGGAGCATCTGATAATCATGGTGGTTTACAAGCATAATAAAATAGTGTAGTATCCTACAAAATGAAAGAAGAATTATTACAGTTATTTCCTACACCTTTGTTGATCGTGCCATACGAACAACCGATTGATAAAGAGTTAGCTTATCTAAAAAATATTAGTTATCGTAAACAAGAGGCTAATGGTAATTTTAGATCTGATGATTCTTATCTATTAAGTAACGAGGAGTTTAAGGATATAAAAAATTTTTTAAAAGAATCTGTGGATAGATTTACTACAAATGTTATAAATACAAAACAGAGATTAGTCATCACACAATGTTGGGCTAATAGAAATCCCAAAGGATCTAAACATCATGAACATGTGCATCCAAATAGTATTGTATCTGGTGTAATGTACTTTCAAATAAATGAAAAACTACCACCTATATCTTTTGCTAAAGATAGACAAGATGGTATGAAATTAGACCCTATAAAATATAATCATATGAATTCAGAATCGTTTATGCTGCCTTGCAAAACAGGTGAATTAATATTATTTCCATCTTCATTGAGACATAGCGTGCCAATTAATCAAGGTGAAGAAGATAGAATAAGTGTATCATTCAATACTTTTTGTATTGACGCTATTGGATCAGAAAAATCACTAACTCATTTAGATATAAGGAGGTTAATGAATGAGCACAATTAAAGACTATATAATGGTGGTAAACGCCATACCAAAAGAGCTTTGTGAGTCACTGATAGATGAGTGCAACACAAAGATATGGGAGAAACATAAATGGAATAATTATGCTGTGGGCATAACAGAATCTGAACCCACAAAAGAATTAGATGTTATGTCTTGCACCAAAGAACAACAGGCGAAGATAACGCCGTATCTTGTAGAGGCGTTAAATAAATATCAGGAAAAGAATAGCACACCAGGAGAAAAGACTCAGGGACCATGGCTCAGTAAGTTTAGTCCCATACGTTTCAACAGGTATCAGGTGGGAACTATGATGAGGCAGCATTACGATCATATACACAGTATATTTGATGGTCAGATGAAAGGAGTGCCTCTGGTATCTATTGTAGCCAATTTAAATGAGGACTATGAGGGCTCTGAATTCTATTGCAGAGGAGAAGAAATTAAGTTAAAAACGGGTGATATACTATTGTTTCCTTCTAATTTTATGTATCCACATGAGGTTAGAGAGACAACAAAAGGCACACGATACTCTTTTGTAAGCTGGGCCTTTTAATATATAATGAGGTTATATGTTACAAAAGATAGGATTTGCACCTGGAATCAACAAACAAATTACACCCACTGGAGCAGAAAGTCAGTGGATCGACTGTGATAATGTCCGTTTTAGATATGGCACACCCGAAAAGATAGGTGGTTGGAAACAATTAGGGGACGACGCTCTTACAGGAGCAGGCAGAGGTCTTCATCATTTTGTAAACAGTAAGGCAAGAAAGTATGCCATCATAGGTACAAACAGGATATTATATGCATTTTCTGGTGGTGTGTATTATGACATACACCCTATCAAATCCACGACAACACTTACAAGTGCATTCACCACTACCAACGGATCAACATCTGTTACAATAACTTTTAGTGGAGATCATGGTATATCCGCACAGGACATAGTCTTATTAGATAATTTCTCATCAATTACTAATTCTAATTTTGCAGCTGCAGATTTTAATGATAAAAAATTTATGGTGACAACTGTCCCTAACGCTACGACTATCACAGTCACAATGCCATCGGCAGAATCGGGATCTGGTGCAACAACATCAGGTGGTATCAGGGTGCAGCATTATTATCCTGTAGGACCTGCGGTGCAGGCAAAAGGTTTTGGTTGGTCTCTTGGGACTTGGGGTGGTGAGGTTGCAGGTGAACCAACAACAACTTTATCTGCTGCGATAAACTCCTCTACAACAACAGGTATTATATTAGCAGATGTATCACAGTTTCCAGATTCAGGTACAAATTTTATAAAGGTAGGAACAGAAGAGATATCTTATACGGGAATCAGTACATCAAATGAATTAACAGGTGTTACAAGAGGGGTTAGAGGAACGACTGCTGCATCACATGGTGCAGGAGATGCGGTTACTAGCACCACAAACTTTGTGGCTTGGGGTGAGGCAGCATCAGGTGATTTGGTATTAGAACCTGGTATGTGGTCATTAGATAATTTTGGTGATAAGGCTATTTGTCTAATACATGATAGTGCAGTATTCGAATGGAACTCTGCAGCAGCAGGGGCAGAGAATATAAGAGCTAGCATTATATCTGGTGCACCAACAGCATCAAGACACATGTTAGTATCTACACCAGATAGACACTTAGTATTTTACGGAACAGAGACAACGATTGGAGATACATCAACACAAGATGATATGTTTATCCGATTCTCGGATCAAGAGGATATTAATACATATACACCCACAGCAACCAATACAGCCGGCACACAGAGACTGGCCGACGGATCACAGATTAGAGGAGCTATCAGAGGTAGAGATGCAATTCTTGTTTGGACTGACACAGCATTATTTACGCAACGTTTTGTTGGTCAACCTTTTACGTTTGCATTTGCACAGGTTGGAACACATTGCGGACTTGTTGGACAAAACGCTTGTGTTGAGGTTGACGGCTCTGCATATTGGATGTCAGAGAATGGTTTCTTTAGATACGCTGGTAAACTAGAATCACTACCATGTCTGGTAGAGGATCACGTTTATGATAACATAAATCTAGAATCTGGAAATCAAATGGTATCAGCAGGTTTAAACAATCTATTCGGTGAGGTTATGTGGTTCTATCCAACAACAGGATCTAGTGTTGTAAATAGAATGGTGTGTTATAATTATTTTGATTCATCACCACAGAGACCGGTATGGACTGTCGGCACACTTGCAAGAACAATGTGGGAGGACTCTGCGGTATTTGGCAGCCCACACGCAACAGAATATACTGCAGGAAATGACTCATCTTTTGATGTAGTGGGTAATACTGAAGGTAGAACAATATATTATCAACATGAAACAGGAACAGATCAGGTTCAAGGTGGCGCTACAACTGCAATAACTGCAAACATATCATCTGGAGATTTTGATATAAGTCAAAGAAGAGGTATTACGGGTCAATCAACAGGTATAGCTGATCTTAGAGGAGATGGTGAATTTATAATGAAGATAAGAAGATTCATACCAGATTTTATATCACAGACCGGCAACACACAGGTCACATTACAATTAAGAGATTTTCCAAATGATAGTCAAGCTAGCTCTGCACTCGGACCATTTACTGTTTCATCATCTACCAAAAAAGTAGATACTCGTGCAAGGGCAAGAGCAGTAGCACTAAAAGTAGAGAATACAGCAGCTAGTCAGAGTTGGAAATTAGGAACTTTTAGATTAGACATACAACCGGATGGACGTAGATAATGGCAAAGATAGTGCAGGTATTAACAAGACCAAGTAGCGAATATGATCTGTCAACAGCAGAAGCGCAAGTTAGAGATCTTGATGCGATCGTAGAAAAATTAAACACAACGTTTCAACAAGAATTAAAGGATGAGGTAGAAGCATTTAACTTCTTTTTACAATAATGGCTAATAGTTTTATAAATAAAAAAGCAGACCTAACTACAACAGATCTAACCACACTATATACGGTGCCTAGTTTTAAGACTGCTGTTGTTAAATCACTACTAGTGTCCGAGGATGCTGGATCAGGGAGCACGATAACAATAACATTGGTTAATTCTAGTGGCACTATATTTAACCTATTTAAAGATAAAGCTATTGCATCCAAAGCAACTACAGAACTTTTGACCCAACCTCTTGTAATGGAAGAGAGTGAGGCACTTAAAGTACAGGCTGCTGACGCGAACGAGCTGCACGTCATAGCCTCAATATTAGAAATACAGCCGAGAGAGGTAACAGCATAATGAAAGTAATAGAACCAAAAGAAGTGATAGAAGAGATCTATAACCTTAGAACAGGTGAGAAATACAAGGATGATGAGGAATGGAAGGCTAAAGGCATACCGGAATCTGAGATAAGAAAAGATGTTAGGGTGATAATGCCTAGCCTTGATTTATTTGGAGAAACAAAATAGAATAGTACAATGGCCATAACTAGAGCACAACAAGCGAGACAGATGTTAAAAACAGCAGGTGCTGTGGAACAAGATGGAGTTTTAAATTACATAAAAAACTCTGAATCTGTAACTGTACCTAAAGAATTTAAAGCTAGAAAAAATGCACCAGCAACCAAACTAGCATACATCACGGCTGCTGAAGCTAAGATGTTAAAGGAAAAGAAACCAGGTACACCGCATAAAGGACCAAAAGGTATACCTAGTTATGATTCTTTTGGATCAATAGATGCAAGTGGTAGAGATACAGGTGTTGCAGGTAGTCGAGTAAGTGCTGCAGAGAGAGGTGATTTTAGAGGATTTGAAGGATCAAGAAATTTACCTCCAGGAGTGCAACCAAAACCTTCAGAGGAGGCACAAGCTCTTAGAAATGCAGCGATTGTAGCTGGCGCAGGTCAAAGAGTTAATCCAGGTTTTTTTGATAGTAGAAATACAATATCTCCACGAGAATTAGCGTTAGCTAAAGCATCTAATCCAAGGTTATTTAGAAAAGTAAGAGGCGGTGGTATTTTGGGCCTTATTAGAAGTGGTGGAATAATTGGAAATTTAATTAGAAATCTTGGACAAAGATTTGGTTTGGGTAAAACATTTGATCAACCAACTTATGACATGTCTAGATTCAGTGGTCTACCTTTAGGTGGATCTGCTGCTTTTGAAAATTTAGATATTAGAGATATATACGACAGAAGAGTCACTGATGATGAAGATGATGAAAATAAAATACCTATTGTCATTGATAATGACATGAGTTTGACTCCAAACATAAATTCTGTTGTTAGTAAAAATCCAATTGGTGGTCTTGATCAACTTGCTAGAGAAATAGAATTATTAGAAGCTACAAAACCCGGTAGAACCACAATTGATACACTACCAGGATCACTTAGAGATTTTTATGTAAACAAACAAGGACTTTCCCCAACAAGAGAAGTGGATATTGTTCCTGATGATATTAATTTTACACCTTTTCAAAAAGATGTGATTGAAGATCCAAAAGAACAAGATTTTACAAATCTTGATGACGCTACGTTTGCAAGTGCACTGACAACTCCAACAGCAGGAAAGTTTGGTTTAAATTTAATGCAATACTCTACACTTAAAAATAATAGATATAGTGATTCACAAATTCAAGAAGCCATTAAAGGTGGATATGTAAATGATTTACTTAAAACTTTAACTTTAGCTGACGGTGGTTATATAGGTGGAGGCATCATGGATGCTGCAGGTAGACAAAATTATTTTTTAGGTAAATTAGTTAAGAAAGCAACAAGAGCAGTCAAGAAGATAGTCAAGAGTCCTATTGGTAAAATAGGATTAATGGGTCTTGCAACTTTACCTTTTGGAGGTCCAGCAGCAGCGTTCACCAAATTTAAAGGTTTAGATAAAGGATTACAATATTTAATAGGGGGTGCAGGGCTATCAGCATTACCGTTATTATTTGGACAAGAGGAAGAGGAACAACCATCAGGATTTACAGGGTCAGTCGGCGGTAATATAGATCCAAGAGCATACACAGATCCTAGAAGTGTCATGTTTAGAGCATTTAAAATGGCTGATGGTGGTAGAATTGGATTAAAAAATGGTAAAGGTATCATGAAAGTAGCTTCTAATGATGCAAATGAAAGATTATTAGAACAACTTTTTGAACAATTTTTA